GCCGACACCGGAAGAGATGCTATCGCAGGTTCAGATGGAAGCAATCCGCGCTGACATCCAGAAGAAGGCAGCAGAACTTGAATTGCAACGCGAAGATATGCTGCGCAAGGATGACCGTGAGCGCGACAAACTTGACGCAGACCTTATGATTAAGGCCGCTGAGATTGAAGCCAAGTACGGCACGCCTGTTAACACAGCCAGCATTGAGGCAATGATCCAGCGTGATCGTGAGATGGTACGCCAGCAAGAAGAAATGCAGCGCGCCGCTATGCAAGCCCAACAAGCCGCGCAGGCTCAGCAGGCTCAGGCAGTTCAGCAGGCAGTTCAACAAGCACAGACGCAACCTGAAATGCCGATGCAACCTGAACTCCCCCCAGAAGGTATGGTGTAATGTTTGAAGATTATTATAATAATCCTGAACTACAGGGACTTCTAGCAGCCGCTGCTGGCGGGCCTATCATGAACGCGCCACGTCAGGCGGCGGTTATGCCGATGACGCAACAGGCCGTTGCCCCTTTGTCCTACGAAGCTTTGGCGGATCGAAGGGCTGCGGCAAATACTCCGCCTCCCGGAACATCTATTACTGGCCCAACCGCTGGCGAAGACCCGCTTGCGTTTGGAACTGGTAACACGTTCAATGTGGCTCCGGGCCAAGAGGTTCGCCTTGTGGACGCTGGGGGTAATGTTATTGTCAGCGGTTCTGGCGTTGACGGCGCTAATAGAGCGGTTGCTGCGGCCCAAAGCCTCAGCGATGAACTTGGCGGGGCCGCTAACTTTAAGATACAAACTGGCGAACGCACAATAAACCCTGATGGTACTGTTGGCGGAACCCGCTACATTGACGTTGCTCGTGCAGCCCCGTCGCAAAGCGGTCTTGGTTTCTTAGCCGATAATGTTCTGCCATTTGCTGCGTCCTTTATCCCCGGCATCGGCCCTATTGCGGGCGCGGCTCTTGGCTCTGCCGTTTCAAGTGGATTACAGGGCCGCAGTCTTAAAGATGCTTTGACGCGGGCAGCTATCGCCGGAGGCAGCGCCTATGCTGGAGGCCAGTTGTTTGGCCCAGCTACTCCCGGAGCGTCGGCCCCAATGACGGGTGTCAATGCAGACTTAATTCCGAATGCACTCCAAGGTCTTAACTTTGGTAGCCTTACTAGCGCCGCAATCCCTGCTGCCGTCGGTGGTGCTGCGGGCGACATCCTCGTAAACGCAGCAACAAAGGCAGCGGCAAGCGCAGTGCCTAGTATTCTGGCATCAACAGCGGGCAATGTGATTGGTCAAGCGGCGTTGTCGCAAGCAGGCACGCCAAACCAACGCAACACGGATGCCGGTACGGATTCGAACGATGGGTATGTTGACCCAGAGACTGGCGACATCGTTGTTAGTAAATACCGCCCCATAAGCCCTCCGGGCGGCTACGCTCCTATACCTATTTTGGGAGCAGGGTTAGGGGCAGGCTCTATACTTGACAGCTTAGGACCATTAAACCCGCCACCCGCAGACCCCGCGTTGATGCAGCCGGAGACTTTGCCGGAGGACATTGTTGTCACCGCTACACCGGAAACAGGATTACCTGTTGGGTCTATCCTCGCGCAACTGCCTATGCTCGGTTTGCCAACACCCGATCCCGCATTGACAGAAAATAAGTTTAATTTCAAAGACGTTCTCGGCACTGGCTTAACTGTACCTCAACTTCTGTCCATTGGTGGTGTCGGGGCCGATCTTCTTCAAAGCCTGTTAGCCGGTGGCGGCGGCGGTACAGGAACCGGATCGCCGTATGTTTCTCAGTTTGGTACGGGCGCAGGCTTTGCCCCACGCCAAGATATGCGCGCCAATCCAAACATCCTAGACTATGAGCGTTATGGCTTTGGCCCAGAAGCTATGTTCTTCAAGCCAGAGTACAGCGGCCTTCTCCCCGCAAATGCTCCGGCCCAAGCGCCGCAAGCAATGACCATCAACCCTGCGTATGTACCGCTAATCTGATGGACCCTATAACAAAAGCTGGCCACGCAAAGCGACTTCTTGAGGATGACATTCTCAAGGGTGCGTTTGCTGAAGTCGAAAGAGATATTTTTGAAGAGTGGCGCATGTCTGGCTACGCCGACAGCGACGCCCGCTCTGACATGTTTCACACGCTCAAAGGACTTGAGCGTTTGAAAGCCCGCCTACAGGCAATCCTTGACGATGGCTTAGTCGCCAAATCGAGGAGTTAACATTTATTAAAGAAGGTGCTATATGACGGAACAAGTCGGCAACCCCGGTGGGATCGGCCTCCACGAAGCAACACTAGCCATCGACCAACTACTTGGCCCGAATGAGGACAACCAAGATCAGGCCGAGGCGCAAGAGCCTGAAGAGGCTCTGGACGACGCGGAAGAAACTGAGGCCGAGGATTACTCGGAAGAAGAAGATACCGAAGAGTCTGACCCGTATGAAGAGGACGACACAGAAGAGGTTATCGAACAGGAACTTCCTGACGATCTAGTCATCAAAGTAAAAGATGATGGCAAAGAAGTGGAAGTCACCCTTGACGAACTTCGGAAAGGTTATTCTCGTTATTCGGATTACACACGGAAAACTCAGGCATTAGCCGAAGAACGCAAGTCGTTCTATGGTGAAGCCGAAGCGATCCGTATGGAACGCGCTCAATACGCGGAACTGCTCCCGACGCTTAAAGCGCAGATCGAAGTGCAGTCCGAGGCTGAGCCTGACTGGGACAATCTTTATAACGAAGACCCCATTGAGGCGGCGCGGTTAGAACGGCATTGGAATAAGTCTCGTCAAGAGCGAGCCGCTAAACTTCAGGCTATTAATACTGAACAGCAGCGGATTGCTGAAGAGATGAGCAAAGAGCAACAGCGGGCATTGGCTGACATTGTACAGTCAGAGCGCGCCAAACTCACCGACGTAATTCCTGAATGGAAAGACGAAGGTACAATGCAAAGCGAAGCTAAGGAACTTCGTGAATGGGCTATAAACAATGGGTTTAGCGAACGCGACCTAAGTGCACTTGTTCAGGCCACTCACGTTTCGATCCTACGCAAAGCGATGATGTTTGATAAGGGTACAAAGAAAGTGGAAAAAGTGAAGGCACAGCCAAAGAAGGTTGCGCGGATCGTTCGTCCAGGTTCTTCAGGTACTCAGATCAACACACGTTCAACCGATGTAAAGAGAGCTTCCCAGCGCCTTGTGCGTAGTGGCCGCATTTCTGATGCAGCTACTCTTTTGGATAAACTCATTTAATAAGGATATGAACCATGGCTATTGTAGCTAATACATTTACCCGGTACTCCGCTATCGGTATTCGTGAAGACTTGTCGAATGTTATCTATAACATTTCGCCAGAAGAAACTCCGTTCATCTCGAACATTGGCCGCGAGAGCGTCAAGAACACCTACTACGAATGGCAGACGGACAGCCTTGCTGCTGCATCCGCCGCTAACGCCGCGCTTGAAGGCGATGATGTCTCCTCGTTTGCTGCTGTCAGCCCAACCTCACGCGTTGGTAACTACACGCAGATCAGCACGAAGAACGTCGTCATCTCCGGCACGCTTGAAAGCGTCGATAAGGCAGGCCGTCGTTCGGAACTGACCTATCAGCTTGCTAAGCTTGGTTCGGAACTGAAGCGTGACATGGAAGCTGCGTTGCTTGCTAACCAAGCAGCGGCTGCTGGTAGCACCACGGTTGCCCGTCGTACTGCTGGTCTTCCTGCGTGGTTGACCTCGAACACCTCGACTGGTGTTGGTGGTGCAAACCCAACGGTTGGCTCGACCCCGACTGCTGCTCGTACCGATGGTACGCAGCGTGCGTTCACAGAAACTCTGCTGAAGACTGTTATCCAGAGCGTCTGGACGCAGGGCGGTACGCCTAAGATGTTGATGGTTGGTCCTTTCAACAAGGTCGCTTCCTCGGCATTCACGGGTATTGCTACTCGCTTCCGTGACGTTCCTGCTGGCCAACAGGCACAGATCATCGGCGCAGCCGACGTGTATGTGTCTGACTTCGGTACGGTCAACATCGTTCCTAACCGCTTTCAGCGTGACCGTGATGCGTTCGTAGTCGATCCTGATTACGCCTCGTTGGCAGTTCTTCGTCCCATCCAACAGATGGAACTGGCGAAGACGGGCGATGCCGAAAAGCGTCTGATGCTCGTTGAGTATGGTTTGAAGGTGAACTCGCAAGCTGCGCATGGTATCATCGCCGACTTGACCACCTCGTAAGCACTAACTGGGTGAGGGGGCCATGTGCCCCCTCATCTAACTATTGAGGGCTTTATGACAAAACGTCTTATTAACGATGATGCTTTCACAGGCGTCAAAACTTTTTACGATTACGATGCCGGTAAAGACGAAGCGATCATCTCGAAAGAGCAAGACGTTTCCGCAATTATTGAGCAGAACAAGCGCGAATTTAATGAAGCGCCGGAACGCTGGGGTGAATGGTCCAAGGTTGGCAGCATCCCAATTTCAGTGTATTACGAACTTGAGCGCCAAGGTATTACTAAAGACCAAGAGCGCATGAAGAAATGGTTGAACGATCCTGACAACCTTTACTTCCGCACAAGGCCGGGGACTGTTTAATGGCAATTACAACGTACTCTGAATTAAAGACTGCCGTAGCTGACTTCCTTAACCGGGATGATCTTACTTCGGCCATTCCAAATTTTATCGCATTAGCGGAAGCGTCTTTGAACCGCCGTATGCGCGCTCCTGAAATGGTGACGCGGGCTACGGTAACGGTTGACGCAGAGTACGAGAACCGTCCAGCCGATTGGCTTGAGACAATTCGCTATCAAATCAACACAAACCCAATCGGTGTTCTTCAGTTTGTTACGCCGGAAGAAGCCAGCATCCAGAAGACAAAGTTTTCTGTGTCTGGCACGCCGTTGTTCTTCTCAACTGTTGGTACTCAGTTCCAACATGTTCCAGCGCCGGACACGTCTTACTCAGGTGAGTTGATGTATTACGCCCGCGTTGCTGGCTTGTCTGACGCGAACACTTCTAACTGGCTTTTAACTGCTAATCCTGATATATACCTCTACGCAACGCTTGTTCAAAGCGCGCCATATTTGAAAGAAGATGAGCGCATTGGTGTTTGGGCTGGTATATTAGACCGCCTGATGGCTGAATACGAAGTTGCAGAGCAGCGGGCCAAGACAGGCTCAAGTCGGTTGGTTACTCGGACAAGGACGTTTGGTTAATGGCGGATACAACAACTACCAACCTTGGCCTTACCAAACCAGAGATCGGCGCATCTGCCGATAGCTGGGGTAATAAGCTAAACGCTGACCTTGATCTAGTCGATGCGCTCTTTGCAGCCGCAGGTACAGGGACAAGCGTCGGCGTTAATGTAGGTGCGGGCAAGACACTTGCTGTTGCAGGTACACTTAACGCCACTGGCGCAGTGACTGGCGGCGTTATCGCCCCGCTTGCTTCGCCAACATTTACCGGCACGGTTGTCCTGCCGAACACGACCAGCATCGGCGGCGTCAGCGCAGCAGAGATCGTTTATCTCGACGGCGTAACGTCGAACGTGCAGACGCAGCTTGACGCTAAACTAGCTATCTCGGCAGCAGCGTCCACCTACGCCCCCCTCGCCAGCCCAAGCCTGACGGGCGTCCCGACTGCTCCTACCGCCGCTGCTTCGACTAGCACAACGCAGATCGCTACCACAGCGTTTGTTGATACTAGCTTTGCGAAGCTTGCTTCTCCTGCGTTCACTGGTACACCGACCGCGCCAACAGCCGCGTTTGGCGCTAACAACACTACAGTCGCCACAACTGCGTTTGTGCAACAGGTTGCGCTTAACAATCAGCTTCCGTTGCAGGCGGGGAACACTGGTAAGTATCTTACCACTGATGGCTCTAACGCAAGCTGGGGTACTGTTACGATCCCAGCGCAAGTCTACCCAGCCGCTGGCCTTGCCGTCTCAACTGGGACTGCATGGGGAACATCTGTTGCCCCAGGCACAACCGGGCAGGTGCTAACCAGCAACGGAACCAGTTGGGTTTCCGGCGCAGCACCATCTACGTCATACGCCACCCTTTTAAAATTTGGCATATAAGGAAGTTTTGAAATGCCTGATACACTAAAGCAGATTTCTAACGCAACATACGGAATTGGCGCGCTGACTGACGGTATCGCCATCGCCAGCACGAACGCAACTACGCAGAATGTTATCAAAGACATTCAAGTCCAAAACAACCAACTTTCGCCCGTGGGCGCGCCTATAGATTTTGTTGTTAATGGCGTTACGGTTGCGCCTCTTAGCGGGTCAGTAACTGGCTCGGAGATAATTGACGTTTCCAGCACTGCAATTGCTAGAGCTACGGCTACGTTTACCAACGATATTACTGGGTTTTTTGGACCGACAAGCGGAAGCGCCAAGGCCACAACCATATCAGAGCGCGAAGTAAACGGTTTTGCAACAGCCAGTGCCACCGTTGCGACCCAATCTGCGGCTCTTACAGTAGCCCTCACCGCTGCGACAAGTATTGCAGGGCAGTGGTTTGTTGGCTCTGATTTCTTTTATCTTTACAGTGACAACAACAGCCAACAAATTCTTTACCGTCGCGTTGGCGGTATTAACGGCACTGAGAATACAGTGTTTTCTGACTCTTACGCCACTGTTGTATTTAACGGTGTTGATAGATTCCATCAGGTGCAAGCCTCCAATATTCGCACATATGTTCCCTCAACAAATACAACTACTAGTGTCGCCATCCAAACAGGTAGTGGTTGGCCCAGTAACCTTAACTCGTATCCTCGCATTGCATACGCAAATGGTTTTGTTTTTTGGTATAATAGCCTGTCAACAAGTGTTTACGCTATAAACCCAACTACGGGGTATGTCGCAAGAATTACTGCGGGGGCTATTGTCGTATCAGGAGGCAACTACGCAGCCCTTGATGTTTACTACAGCGGTGGGAATTACTATATCCTTAGTACAACTGATTCGACAACAATAGGGTATATCTACGTTAGAAGTACACCAGATTTTGGCCCCCTTACTTCTACTAATCCAATTGTTTCTGTTACTACTGTTTATGACGCATCAGCCGTATCAATCAACGCTGGTATACCTATTAATACCCTTTGGCCAAAGTTAAATCGCTCAACCGGCGACTGGCTTTGGTTTAAGAGTGTAGCGGGTAACGTATTTACGTTTGGATGTTTCAATCTGCGTAGCGGAGCATTTAAGGCCGATGTTTTAATAAACACAAACCTGTACCCCCCCGCCATTTCAGGTTCTTCGTCTTTTGTATTGTCGTCTTTAGCTACTACGGATGACAGCGCGAACAAACTGAACACAGCCTTCTACCCGCAAACGGTAACGCTTCGCGTTACGGGCGTTCAGACTACACCGTAAGGAATTAAACTATGCTCTCTTCTACAGGCGCAGCCCCTTTACAACCTTCACTCAACAACCCACGGCAGATTGCCGTTAGTGGGTATGCCACCATATTGTACACTGTGCCAGCGGGTAGAAAGTTTGTTGGGTATATTTATGGTTCATCTACTGGTGCGACATATTTCATAACGCCTGTTGGTGGGTCTCCAACCATTCAGTACGCAGGTGCGGTATTGCTTACAAGTCAATCCACCACGCCCCCTCAAATAGTACTTGTTGGGGGAACAGTTGTTGCTGGTTCTAGCGTTCAGATATTGTTAAACGGCATAGAGAGCGACCTGTAAGATGGCAACAATCACAGTAGCTGACGACCTAACCGTCCACGTTGTCTCCGATGACGGCGCGTTTGAATTCTTCCTGCCGAACTATGATCCGGAAACGCTGGTCCCTTTCCCATCGGCTGGTGAGGCATACGCTTGCGGAAATAAATACGCAGAAGAAGGCCGCGTATGGCAGCCGTACAAATCGCCTGAAGAGCGGGAGCAGGAAAGCAACGAGCAGACCATCGCAAGCAACAAGCCAATCCGCAACGCCAAGTTGGCAGAATGCGACTGGAC